TGTATGATGGGCTCTACATCAAATGCTTTAGACAAAGGTGGTAGTAACTTTAAATCTTTATACGAAGATTCATATCCAACTAAACGAAACTCCAATGGTCAAACCAAAAGTGGTATGTATTGCTTGTTTATACCAATGGAATGGAACATGGAAGGATTTATAGATAAGTATGGTATGCCTGTTTTCAGGTCACCCAAAGAACCTGTGTTAGGCATTGATGATGAATATATTAGTGTGGGTGCAATAGATTATTGGGAGAACGAGGTAGAGTCTTTAGCTCAAGACCCTGATGCTCTCAATGAATTTTACAGGCAGTTCCCAAGGTCTGAGTCACACGCCTTTCGAGATGAGAGTAAACAATCTTTATTTAATCTAACTAAGATATACCAACAGATAGATTATAACGATTCTATAAATCTTAAACACCATTTAACACGTGGGTCTTTTCATTGGCAGAATGGTATAAAAGACAGCAAGGTTGTTTGGAGCCCTAATAGAAACGGAAGATTTTTAGTTAGCTGGATTCCAGCAAAACATTTACAGAACAGAGTCGAGGTAAGAAGAGGTGTTAAACACCCAGCAAACGAACACTTAGGTTCTTTCGGATGTGACTCCTATGACATATCAGGAGTTGTTGTTGGTAAAGGTTCTAATGGTGCTCTTCATGGTATGACAAAGTTTAATATGGAAGAAGCTCCAAGTAATGAGTTTTTTTTAGAGTATATCGCCAGACCACAAACAGCAGAAATATTTTTTGAGGAAGTTTTAATGGCTTGTGTGTTTTATGGAATGCCTATACTTTGCGAGAATAACAAACCCAGATTACTGTATCATTTTAAGAACAGAGGGTACAGAGGTTTCAGTTTAAATAGACCTGACAAAACATTTAATAAGTTGTCAAAAACTGAAAGAGAGTTAGGTGGTATACCCAATACTTCTGAAGATGTAAAGCAGTCTCACGCATCAGCGATTGAGTCCTACATTGAGAAGCATGTGGGCATGGATTTAAGTGGTGAATATAGAGACCCAGACGAAATGGGTTCTATGTATTTTATGAAAACATTAGAGGACTGGGCTAAGTTTGATATTACTAATCGAACTAAGTTTGATGCTTCTATTAGTTCTGGATTAGCTATAATGGCTAATCAAAAGCACTTATACACACCTTCTAAACAAAAATCGAAAATAAGTATTAACTTTGCAAGATACGATAACAAGTCTTCAATAAGTCAAATAATTAATAGATGAAGTCAGTAAAAATAGACATTCAGGCTGCCGCATTTCCTGACCAGTTTGTTTCAGATTCAAAGAAGAAAACAAAAGAATATGGTCTCCAAATAGGACAAGCGATTCAGTACGAATGGTTCAGAAGAGATGGAAACACCTGTAGGTTTTATAGCCAGTGGGCTGAGTTTCATAGATTAAGACTGTATGCAAGAGGAGAGCAGTCAATAGCAAAGTATAAAAACGAATTAGCTATTGATGGAGATTTATCGTATCTAAATTTAGATTGGACACCAGTTCCAATTATACCAAAGTTTGTTGACATTGTGGTTAACGGAATGTCAGATAGACTTTTTAAAATCAACTGTTTTGCTCAAGACGCTATGTCTGCTGAAAAGAGAAGTGAGTTTCAGAAGATGGTTGAAAAGAATATGGTTAACAAAGATTTGTTTAATCAGATAGAACAAGAGTTCGGTGTTAATCCTTTCACCATAGCTAAAGATAATATTCCTGAGAATGATATGGAGCTTGAATTGTTTATGCAAATGAACTACAAGCCAGCTATTGAGATAGCCTCAGAACAAGCCATTAACACTATGCTTGAAGAAAATCATTACTCTCAGATTAGAAAACAATGTGACTATGATATAACAACTTTAGGTATTGGTATATGTAAGCACATGTTTCAAAAAGGCGATGGTATTCGTGTAGAGTATGTTGATCCAGCTAATGTTGTGTACAGTTATACAGAAGATCCATACTTTAAAGATTGTTTCTATTGGGGAGAAATCAAAACAGTTCCAATATCAGAGCTTATAAAAATTAACCCTGACTTGACTAATGAAGATATGGAAGAAATATCTAAGTATAGTCAGTCTTGGTATGACTACTATAATGTTGCGGCTATGTACGAAAACAGTATGTTTGCCAGAGACACTTGTACCTTAATGTATTTTAACTATAAGACTACTAACAAGTTTGTTTACAAGAAGAAAGAAATATCTGAAGGTTCTTACAGAGTAGTTGAAAAAGATGACCAGTTCAATCCTACTGAAGAAATGATGGAGGAGAGAAACTTTGAAAAGGTAGAAAAAACCATAGACGTTTGGTATGAAGGTGTTATGGTTATGGGTACCAACATAATATTAAAGTGGGATATGATGGAGAATATGGTAAGACCAAATTCTGCTAATCAGTTCGCTATGTCTAATTATGTAGCTGTAGCGCCCAGAATGTACAAAGGTGTGGTTGAGTCTTTGGTTAGAAGAATGATACCATTTGCTGACTTAATACAAATGACGCATCTTAAGTTACAGCAAGTTGTTTCACGTGTTGTTCCTGATGGTGTCTTTATAGATGCTGACGGATTAAACGAAGTAGACTTAGGAACAGGCAACGCTTATGACCCTTCTGACGCACTAAGACTTTATTTTCAAACTGGTAGTGTTGTAGGAAGAAGCTACACTCAAGATGGTGAGTTTAATAACGCCAGAGTTCCTATTCAGCAATTAACATCTAACAGTGGAGCGTCTAAAATGCAGATGCTTATTGGAAACTATAACCACTATTTAGATATGATAAGGTCTGTCACAGGACTAAATGAAGCACGTGATGGGTCAACACCAGACCCTAATTCTTTAGTTGGTGTTCAGAAGTTAGCTGCACTAAATTCTAACACAGCAACACGACATATACTACAAGGAAGTTTATTCCTTACAAAAACTTTAGCTGAGGCTTTAGCTATTAGAACAGCGGATGTATTAGAGTACTCTGACTTCAAGGATGAGTTTGCTATGCAAATCGGCAAGTACAACTTGAGCATATTAGAAGATATAAAGAATTTATACCTTTATGACTTTGGTATATTTATTGAGGTTGCTCCAGATGAAGAAGAGAAAGCTCAGCTTGAGGCTAATATACAGATGGCTTTATCTCAAGGCGGTATAGACTTAGAAGACGCTATTGACATCAGAGAGCTTAAGAATCTTAAGATGGCCAACCAACTACTAAAGCTTAAGCGTAAACAAAAACAAGAGCAGGAGCAACAGCAAAAAGCTACTGAGATGCAGATGCAACAGCAAAACAATATGCAGTCTCAACAAATGGCAGCGCAAACAGCAATGCAAAAGATACAGGCGGAAGCTCAAGCTAAGATGCAGATTAAGCAGGCTGAGATTTCTTTTGAAATAGAAAAACAAAAGAACGAGGCAATGTTGAAGCAACAGCTTATGCAGGTGGAGTTCCAAATGCAAATGCAGCTTAAAGGTGTAGAGCAGTCTCAGATTGATATGAGAGAAGACAAACGTGAGAAGGCTAAGTCTGAACGTATTAGTCAGGCTAACTCTGAACAGTCTAAGCTTATTCAGCAAAGAAAAAATAACCTTCCTCCAATAAGCTTTGAATCCAATGAGGACAGCTTGGATGGTTTTGACCTTGCTGAATTTGAGCCAAGATAATGTGTTTAAATAATGTTTAACTTTGTAAAAAATTTAATTTAATGGAAAATCAAGAATTTAAAGTAAAGGCGGTAGAAGGCTCTGAACAGAAGTCTGTAGCAGAGATTGAAGAGAAACTTTTAAAACAACATGAAGAAAGTTTTGAAAATGATGGAGCTGACGATGCAGGAGTGGAAGCAAGCTCTGAAAGTACCACCGCCACGAACACCGAAGAAAGTGTACAACCGCAAGAAGAAGCACAAGAATCGGCAGGACTAAAAGATGAAGATATTATATCTTACATAAAGGATAGATATAATAAAGATATTACATCGGTTGATGATTTGTTTGCTCAAAAGGAGATAAACGATGACTTACCAGAAGATGTAAAAACGTTCTTTGAATATAAAAAAGAAACAGGGCGAGGCATTGATGACTTTGTAAGACTACAGAAGGATTACGAAAACATGGATGCATCGCAGTTGCTAACTGAGTACTACGCAGCTACTGAAGAAGGATTGGATACCATTGATATTCAAGACTTGATTGAAGATAAGTTTGGGTATGACGAAGATCTTGATGAAGATAAAGACATTAAGAAAAAGAAGTTAGCACAAAAAAGAGAACTTGTTAAAGCGAAGAAATTTTTTAACGAGCAAAAGGATAAATACAAGATTCCTCTTGAGTCAAGTGGGAGTTCATTATCTGATGAGCAAGCCGTCAAGTGGGAGTTCATTATCTGATGAGCAAGCCGAAGAATTTAATCGCTATAAAAGTTATATAGAAGAGGCTGAAACTTCTCAACAAAAAACTAAGGAAAGGTATGATTATTTTCTTCAAAAAACCAACGAGGTTTTTAACGATGATTTTAAAGGTTTTAATTTCAAAGTCGGAGAGAATGAATTTACTTACAAACCTGGGGATGCGTCTGAACTTAAGAATGTTCAATCTGATGTAAATAATTTCGTAAAGAAATTTATGGACAAAGATTCAGGATTAATTAAAGATGCAGAAGGTTACCATCGTGCAATAGCGATGGCGATGAATCCAGAAAAGTTTGCGCAGTTTTTTTACGACCAAGGAGTAGCTGCAACAGTGGATAACGTTTCCAAAAAATCTAAAAACATAAATATGGAAATGAGAAACACTCCGCAGTCAACATCTAAAGGTGGTTTAAAAATTAAGTCTTTAGGACAAACAAGTAGTAGAGGTCTCAAAATAAAAAGTATTAAAAAAAGTTAAACCTTTAAAATAAAAAAACAATGCCAGTATTAAATACTCCAGGCTTTGACTTGCAGCCATCATCGGCTCAGGTCCCTACAGCCACAAATTATCTTACCAACTTCAACTTTTTGAATCAGTATCTTCCTGATACTTATGAAAAAGAGTTTGAGCGTTATGGTAACAGAACAGTAGCTTCATTCTTAAGAATGGTAGGTGCTGAAATGCCTTCTAACTCTGACCTTATCAAATGGGCTGAGCAAGGAAGATTACACACTAAATATACAGGAGCACAATCAGGTTCAGCTGCTGGTGTAGCTACAGCTACTATCACTATTCCTCTTGCTCAAGTAAATGGTAACCCTCCAGTGGGTTCTCAAATGCCTAACACAACAGCTATTAGCGGTCCTGCTTTTAGAGTTGGTCAAACGGTAATGATTTCTGATGAAGCAGCAGGTTCTGCTAACTTCAACAAAGCTATCGTTATTTCTATACCAGCTGTAAACCAGATTCAAGTAGCTTACTATGAAGCAGGTGGTCAAACTTTTGCTGCTGCTGACTTATTAACTGTTTGGGCTTACGGTTCAGAATTTAGAAAAGGTCAAAATGGTATGCAAGGTTCTAATGAGCCAGGTGATTTGATCTTCGAAAACTCTCCAATCATCATCAAAGACAACTACGAAGTGTCTGGTTCTGACATGGCTCAGATTGGTTGGATTGAGATTTCTACTGAAGACGGTGGTACAGGTTACTTATGGTACATGAAAGCTGAGCACGAAACAAGACTTCGTTTTGAAGATTACTTAGAAACTGCTATGGTAGAGGCTGTTCCAGCTGCTGCTACTTCAGGTGTTGCTACACAAGTTGTAGATACAACTGTTGGTCAGAAAGGTTCTGAAGGTATCTTCTACGTTGTAGAGAATCGTGGTAATGTTTTCGGTGGTGGTAACCCAACTACTTTAGCAAACTTTGATGCTATCATTCAGCGTTTAGATAAGCAAGGTGCTATCGAAGAGAATGTTCTTTTCGTAGACCGTCAGTTCTCTTTTGACATTGACGATATGTTAGCTGCTCAAAACTCTTACGGAGCGGGTGGTACTTCATATGGTTTATTTGACAATGATGCTGATATGGCTCTAAACTTAGGT